ATATATAGAGGGGAGGTCAGCAGAAAATGGTGGGGGGTGGGGGTGGCGTGGCGTCTCGGATCTGTTGACAACTCACAGTAGTTGATTGTTAAGATGTCTTGATAGTGTTGCATTGTGAATGGTCAGTTGCTCTTAATGATTTAGCGTTGCTAATGATTAGGTACAGTGGATAATTAACAACTGAGTTGTTACCACTGCCCTATGGTAATTATAAACTATCCATTGTCAGTTATACAATTACCATAAATATCTATACTCACTACAATATCCTCATAATGCTTCATAAATGGCTCATATAGCGTTTGAGGGGTAAAATGGTACTAGTATACCCTTAAGGCATTCAGACGATTTTTAGTTTTATGGTAGTTGTTAGGGTTTTTTATTGCAATGTTAGCACGTTGATTATTAACAAGTTATAAAGAACATTAACTGAACATTAATCTATTATGAAGATTTATGATTTATTTTATCTTTTTATGTTGCGTTATTCTATTCTTATGATTATGGTTTAATCAGTAACCCGAACAAGCTTGGCAAGTAGCAGAAACTTGCTTTAAAAATCGCCATTGACTTAAGGCCAGTACATTTAGCACCTTGAGAATGGCAAAAGAGTTCTAAGAACCTCTTAAACGCTAACCCCTTAGAGGGTGTTACATACGGCACTTTGACAACTTAGTTGTTAATGGAGCAGGTGACACCCTACAATTTCCTAGCTATCGGCTAGGTTAAAGCAAATAAGAAGGAGCATGAATGAAGCGAAAAAAAGCGGATGTTTAAGGCCAGTTTGTAGCAATACAATTACGCAGTAGATCAGTAAATTCTCTATAAAATACCGTTAGAGAGTTTATTGGTAAGAGTTTTAACAACTCAGTTGTTAAGATTCTTACCAGTAAAAACACTGGAAAACCTAACAAATATAAACAACTAAATTAGAAAAAAGAAAATGACTAAAAAAGCAAATAAGCAAAACGAAATCGTATTAACTGCCGATCAAAAAGCAGTTCTTGAAATTGTAACAACTGAGTTGTTAACAGCTAGAGACTCATTTATTGAGGCGGTTTATAAAGCTACTCTCACACTTAAAGAGGTACTAGTTGAGAAAATTGAGGTAATGGAAAAAGCTAACATTCCTAGCTCAGTAATCTATAAGACCATCAAAAATGTAACTGCTCCACTAGTTAAGAATGGTAAAACTACGCAGCAAAATATTGCTAAGATCCTAAATTCTAGAGGTCACAAACAGAGAAACACTAGAAAAGATGCAGGTATCACTAAGACTCTTAATAAGGTTTCTGTTGGATATATCAAAATTGCAGAGTCAACAGTTAAAAAAGTCCTAGTAAATAAGAAGGATAGTGACAAGGAAAAGAAGGCGGTAACTGCAGAACAGATTGCCAAGCTTTACAAAGCGGCAACGCTTGAGGAACAAGCTAAGGCGGTACAGTTGATCAACGAGATCAATAAAGAGACTGAGCAAAGTTAACAACTGAGTTGTTAACTACACTTAACAAGTGAGCATTGAACACTGTACTACTGACAACTAACCCCTGTCAGTAGTACATAATTCAATTCTTAATTGACCGACTTAACAACTGAGTTGTTAACAACTGAGTTGTTAAACTAATAACAAATAAACCAAGTAAAAAAGTGAAGACATATACAGATATAAAAGCAAGCCTAGCCCTTAAACATCCTAGAATTAAACGTGCCTTACAGTGCATGAAGATGCTCTCGAAGTATGGACTTAGGAACTGGTATCAATACGATGCAGAGGGCAACATCACAAAAACTCCAAGCGATAGAATGATCGACTGGGCATATGACCTAGAGGATTTTGCAGGTGATCTTAGCTACGATAGAGATAAAGATATGGCAGAACTTTGGGAGGCATACTGTGAAGTCAATGATATGGACTCAAGCATAGAAGTATCAGGATACTTTTGCTAATAAATTTCAAACCTTAACAACTGAGTTGTTAAACTAATAACAAATAAACCAAGTAAAAAAGTGAAAAGAAATACATTGCAACAAGCACTAGATCTATTCGTAGATCTCAACTCAAATGGACTCTGCTTAGATGCTAGAGTTAATCCTGTCAACGACATCGAGGAAATATATACTGATAAAAAAGGATGGCTTCGAGAAATAAACTTCAAAGATGGCACTGTCCTCAGACGTAAGGATGATCTGCACGTAGAGTTTTCAGGCTGTGATATAGGATATCAGGTCAACTGGATGCTGATATCGGGCGGAGAGTTGAGGACTATCTACTCAATTAAGAATGAGAACGGAGCAAGTTAACAACTGAGTTGTTAACCTATAAATATATAAACCATGAGAAAGAAAAAAGAAACAAAAGAAGAACGCAAGGCACGTATTGAAAAGATAGCTAAACTATTTCAGGCTATTGAGATCTTATGTGAATTGGATGAGAAGGAATTAGCATACCAACTCCGAGCAGTATCCGATACTAATTTCTTACCAAGGAATCGGATGCTTTAACAACTGAGTTGTTAACCTATAAACATACAAACCAAGAAAGGAATACAGTGAACTTAACAACTGATATACTAAGACACCACCGCCCTATGGGGCTGAAGCACAATGAGAATTGTGGGTACTACTACGATAACATATGCAAGTGTGATTACTGGGATGAAGTACGCCCTAATGCTAAAAGATATGGGATCATTGAATCCTACTTAGCAAACCTTGCAATCATAGGAGATGCAACTGAGACAGATTAACAACTGAGTTGTTAACCTATAAACATATAAACCAAGAAAGGAATACCACCATGAGAATATCAAAAGATGAATACAATATGCTAGGCAATGGATCACGAGTCTATTGGAGGAATGGATACGGGCAAAAAGATAAAGGAATAGTTTATGATACTTGCTTTGAGAACAATGAGGTCGAGCTGTTCATATCGGACAATGGTAAACGGACACGAGCATGGATAGATATCAATGACCTAATAAAAGTGGTCAGCTAATTTCAACTAATGGTTGGATTGTTAGGTAAACAATGTGCCATGTGCCATTAACAACTCAGTTGTTAAATGGTGCATGGTGCATACACCTTAATTAACTTATAAACAAAATAGATAAATGAAATATTATTACATTATAACAACACAATATATGGAGAACTACGGAGCGCACTCTGGTAGTGGGAAGTTTTCTGATGGGCAAGCTCATTGGAAGTTCAAGGGCGGTGAGCAATACCTCATCTCCACAGAGTCACAGCAGTATGCGAATGCGGTCGCATTCTTAACAGCTTATTTACATGAGAGAAATAACAGCATCCACTCAAAAGAGATCGTGGTCTCATGGGATCACGAGCCATTGGTAAACCCCTCTAATGCCAAGGATGAGGGGTATATAGCAATAGATATCGAGGAGTATTTTAACAACTCAGTTGTTAAGTAACTTACAAACAAACCAAGTAATGAAAGTAATAAGAACACTAATATGTAATGACGGAGTGGTCGGTCTTAACGGATACCAGTATGCACTGGATGATAATGATGACTGCTTGATCTTCGATAATGAAACTAAAGCTACAGAGTTCCTTCTATCTAACGGAGTAGATAAAGAGAGCATAGATAATGGAGACATTGAGATAGTCGATGACCCATCTGAAACCAACAAACAAACCAAGTAATGAAACCAACATATATAAAAGAAACTAAGATAGCTTTGCAACTTGCAAAGGAATACCATGACGGACAACTACGTGCAGTCGGTACAGACATGGGTAAGCCATACTTTGACACCCATATTCTAAGGGTAACCAATGCGGTGAGCTATAGATCCAGAGCTGCAGCAGCACTGCATGATATTCTGGAGGATACAGTCATGTCAGCACATGACCTCGCCTATGTGAAAGGAATTAGGCTCGATACCTTTGAGGCGGTCGAGCTATTAACGCAAGGGGAGTATGAACTCTATCACAACTACATCATGCGAATCCACAATGCAGAAGGTGAGGCAGGTAACATCGCAAGGGAAGTAAAGATCGCTGACCTGATGGATAACTTCTCAACCTTTCCAGAGGGGCAACTTGTACCTAAATACTTAGGAGCATTGCACATATTAACTGAACCATTTTCATTTTCAAACCTTAACAACTGAGTTGTTAACTTATTAACATACAAACTAAATAATACCTATGACAAATAATATACTACACCATTGGATCACTCTACGAGAGGGTGATGGATACGGAGTCTTCGATGTGGACTGGAGACTAGATACTATAGATGAGAAGGGCGAGACAGTTGAGGCTGTCTACGTGGACGGAGCCAGTTGCGATTCGTACAGAGAAGCTGAACAAATATTCTACAGCTTCATCAAGGATCATCCAGACTCATCACATGAGAACGAAATATCAGGAGTAAAGAAGATAAGAGTTTAACAACTCAGTTGTTAACTAACCTATAAACATATAAAAGAAAATAACACTTGCATTAATATAATAATCTATTATAATACATAATAACAAACTAAATAAAATAAACCAATGAGTAC